TTTCTTACTCAATGATATTCGATACTTCCGCCGGATACAGCCGCACGCCTCGAAGCTGATATCTCAGCAGCACGATATTGTCCGTTTCTGTCGCCGCGGTCGGGTTCCTCTGGATCTTAAAGTCGACATACATATCTTTGCTGCCGTTGGCCAGCAGTGTCATATTAACGCCGATAGCCGTGCCGCCTCCGGATACTGGCACTGTCTGACGGTTAGCGCCGCTGTAATCTGTCCCGTCCGGATCATATGTTGAATGCATCATAAGCCGGGCTGTAACCTGTCCGCGCGCAGTTACAGGCGCATTGTCTGTTGGCGCGTAGGATACGACGGCCTGTGCTGTGAAGAGCCAGAGTCCGTCATTCGGCAATTTGAAATTGACAACACGGACGCCGCCGGCGATTTCCGGAATTACAGTTGCGGCCGCTGTGTCATCTTCTGGATCCGGGTAGACGATTTCGAAGTAATCCGGCGGCGCTGTCCATTCATCCATTCGACGGTCAAGCGCGTCTGCTTTTCCGATGACCAGGTTTAATGCGCTGGTTGCGTCATCCAGGTTCACAGCGTCTACCTGTTCCTTGACCTGTTCCATATATTCCACGCCCAGCTTCAGCGTTTTGATAATCCAGTCAAGGTTAAGTTCATGAAAATTAGCGTATGGCAAATTCTCAAAGATTCCCATATTACACACTCCTTACTTTGGCAGCGCTAACAGTTCAACCCACTCCGCCGGCGCCACGATTCGTTCTGTTCCATCCTCATGCCATACGCCTTCTGTATCCATATAGTCAATGAAGAACCAGAAGCCGACGCCGTTTTGTAAATCATATGTAAATACAAAACGAATCCTTGTATACTTGTCCAGCGTCACAACAAACGCGGGAACTTCTCCGGCCTGTGCTTTATTGATAATCAAGCTGGGGTCGTTAATAGCGGCAGATGATACAGCCATAGTTTAATTTCTCCTTTCAGAAGATTTTGCAGTCTTTAGTATAAACAATTTTGTTTAGTAAACCATTACGCAGAACCGGCGTTTGAAACTGTCTGTGATCAGGTGATAAATGTTAACCTGTGCAATTTCCAATTCTTCACGCAGCATCTGCTGAGAAGTAGTAACGCCGATGTTACCGGTTCGTCTGGTTGTCCTGGTTATTGTTCCGCTGTCGGTTCCGCTTTTGGCTTCTGTGTCGTTGGTTTGTTCGCGCTCTGACTCTTCCCGTTCATTGTGCGTTGTCCCTGCATCGGTCACGGACCCGGTATTGGTCCCGTTGACCACAGTATTATCCGCGTCTGTAAATCCCTGTTGGATATTAAAACCGGAAACGCCATTGACCGTTGTTTCAGAATTTGCAAGGTTGTCGGTACGCGTGTTTCCGCTGGTCCCGTCATCCTCGCTGGATTTGCTGCCGGCTCTTACGCTCTGATAGGTCCGGTTCTCGCTGTTTTCAAGGTCCCGCTCTTCCGTTTCTTCAACGGTCCCGTCTACGTTCCAGATCGGATTATACTCAAGCTGCAGCGCATTCCACGCCCGCGTCCAGTTTTCAAGTTCTGTCAAGGTCCACCATTTAATGGCTTCTTCCATCATTTCCGGATCCGGATAGACAACAGACAGTTCAGAACAGTTTAGCAGGATATCAGCAATTGCAGCCTGCTTGTTCATGCCGGTTGGTACCTGGAAATCATTAAATATCGTTGGTCTGTAATTGTACAGCCCGCGAATCGATAACAGCATCTTCCTGCTCCTTTCTGTCAAATTTAAGCTTAACACTCAGACTCAGCCCGAACATTTCATTGGTTTGTTTAACGCCCTTTTCCAGATGCTCAAGCCAATAGGCGGCAAGCGCCTGCGTCTGGGTATTATTCGCGTCAACTTCCGATTCCGATACTCCGGACGCCTTTGTAATGTTAACGTTGGGAATTCCAACCAATGTATTAAAATGCGCGTCAAGGTTAAGCAGCGTATTGAAAATATCATTGGTGATATAGGTTTGCTTTAAGTTCTGGTTAAAGAACATCCAGCGCGGGCTGCCGTCATCATTGAAAAGCTGCCTGTCAACGAATGCGGCCGGCTGTCCTGACGCGATATTATCATACAGCTTCTTGAACGTTTCGGCCTCCGCTTTGTTCCCGCTTGCGAATACATACGCAAGTTTTGAGTTAAGCAGATTGACGCCGGCGGCCTCGGATGCAAGGCCCATCAGATCCGCGTAGTAGGTGACGATATCCCAGGCCCCGAAATAGTCCGGCTGCATATGGATGCAGGAACAGTCAACGCCGATATCCGCACGAATACTGGACTTCAGAAGCGGATTAGCAATTACAGTATACTTTGGGCGGTAATAAAGGTTAAACCCGCCCAGCGCGCCCGCCTGCGGGATGATCCCGAAAGATCTTGTTTTGACCACTTCGCAGTGTCCCAGAATAAACACGCTGTAAGCGAAATAATCCGGGTCCCAGTTATCCGGTATTCCGTCCCACTGGAAAACAGAAATAATCTTCTGAATCAGATATCGCTGGAAATACCAGACCATTGCTGTATCTCTGCAATGAACGGTTCCGGGTCTGATCCTGGAATTATAAATATTTTTGGTTTCATACGATACGGGCGCTTTGCCCGTAGCAAAGTTAGCTAAAAATTCCGGCATTGTTTCAGCCCCTTCTTAAATATGCTTTTTTGCGGCCGGCAGCCAGTCCGAAGAAATACAGGCCGGCATTGCCTCCGGATCCAGGGCCGGGTGTCGGTCCCGGCTGGTAGTCGTCAACATCCTGGAACACCTGGCCGCGAAGATTTACTATTGTTTCCGCGCCGGTAAGAAAATAAGCGGCCGTTGGTTGCACTCCGTTAGGAACCGCGTAACAGGTTGCCGTTCCGCTGCACGCCTGCCCCGTGTTGTACAGACTTATTGTATTTTGCAGACACTGGTCAAGGTGTACATGGTCACCGGTTACGTTTCCGGCGGTTCCTGTGTGGCCGATAAGCTGCCCCTGTGTAAACTGCGTCTGAGATGGAACCGCGTTATCATGCATGAACAGGAACGACAGCCAGGACAGCCCGGACGGCGTTAAAACCTGGTTATCGGAAACATACATAGCAATGTTATCAGATCCGGATAAGCTTATACGATGACAGCTAACCGGCGCATAATATGGGTAACGGGCGGAAGGTCCCGCCCAGTCCGTCATGGTCCCGCAGCAATGGGAATATGTTCCGGATCCGTTTAGCTGCGTGCAGTTTAGATAATCCAGTGGGAAAAGGGCGCATTCATAAATAACACCGTTTATGATTTTTCTGGCAATGTCACCCGCGTGCATCTGAACAACTCCTTTAATTTTTCCTTGCAGGTCCGGACCCTTTCCGGATCGGCTCCGTATGTAATCATAATAGACAGAAGCTGGACCGTGTCACCTTCCGAGAATCCCCGTAAATCATATGGAATAATATCATCGACCGGCTGCCCCGCGTCCAGCGCGTCCCCGATTTCAGCCCAGAAGTCAATCATGATAGGATCCCGCCATTGTTACGATGACAAGCAGGCCGGTCACAGCCATCAGCATGAAATAAATGGTAACAACAGCATCATTCATAATAGAAGCCGCCTTCCATGTATCCGCGGATTTCCTCCAGTTCCTGCTTCGTTGCCGGCGCGGATATGTCCGCGTCCTGGATCATCATATAGCCGCCCAGGCTTGCGGGCGTCCGTACCTTGCACAGCGGGCGGCCGTTGTGTGCATTGTCATCGTCAGCAATGTCATAATGGATTCCGTAAATAAACGGCGTTCCGGAATTGCCGCCCATTCCAAGCCATCCGCCGGCAGCGCCGACAGTCTGGCCGTTTGCCTCGCGCTTTCTCTGGTACTCAGCAATCGCGGCTGGTAACTGTGTAATAGATCCCGGATTAGACAGAACATTCATAGCAGAACCGAGGATACCGGCAAAAGCGGCATTGCGTCCGCCGATATCATTTGTCTGTGCTATCTGTACCTGTACGCCGATTTGTGCATACCAGCGGTTTATCTCAACGGCTCCGATTAAGCTGTTTTCATCAGATACAAGCACACGGTAACGCCCTTCGCCCGTGATCGGATCTATTCGAAGTTCAATGAATGTATAGATGTAAGCGGCCAACAGATCCGCCGGAAGCTTTACAACGCCCATTTTAGGAAGAATTGCATAGACTTCTGTAAACGGTTCACAGTTAACGTAATTCCCGCGGCTGTTTGTCAGTCTGTGTTTCGGATTCGTGAAGATTCCCATATATCGGGCTGAATCCTTGACGCTTACTTCATAATATCCGCAGTTAAGAACATGACGGCCGAAGGTCAGACCGGTTGTATGCAGAGCGCCAACAGGTGCGTCCGGAACCCATACGATTGATTTAACATAATCCGTGTACGGGTTTTCAGCCATATACGCAATGTTTTCAGCGTCGGCCTGTGTCATTCCGGCAGCATTCTGGAAAACCTGCTGCACAGCGCTGCCATAGGTTCCCGGCAGGCTGGACGTGCTGGCACTGTTCGCGGTATCGAATATCACGCGCAGAAACGTATAAAGCTGAGCCGGGATCATCGCAACATAGTTAACGCCGCCGACAAGATCGGCGCTTGATGTATAGGACAACAGGCCCAGAATATAATAGCCCTGCGACAACGCGCCAATCCATTCTTCGATGGTTCCGGGAGGGTCTGTGTCCAGGCTCCACCATGCTCCGCCGTTGTTGTTCGGCTGCAGCATGATTTCATAGGTATCTTTAGCCGGATACATCGCGTCCATGATATCCCCGTCTTTTTCTGCGGATGCTCTCAGAACGTAAAAACTCTGTGAACCGATATAGCTTTTCCAGCTTGCCAGCGGGTCAACTCTCATAGACGCGGTCCAGATCTTCCCCGGCTCAGACGTCCAGTCAGTAATGAAATAATATCTCTGGAATTCTTCAATATAAGCATAGTTACAGTTCTGTGCCGCCGGATATGGCGGCGTATCAATCTGGAACCGCATTACCGGCTCCATGATTCCGGAAGGCTGCTTTATCAGCGCCTGCAGTTCGCGGACCAAAGCAGCAGCCGCCGGGACGGCTGTTGAATTTTCCTTTTTCGCGAACGAATAAAGTTTTACAGTGAATGACATCCGGCGGCTCCTTTCTCTGGTCCGGCTCTTGGTTAGGAGGTCCCAATTCTATAAAGAAGGAAAAACGGCAGCAATTTTAATCGAGAACCAGAACAATTCCCTTTTCGGTGAAATCAGTGTACCACTTCTGCAAATAGCTGTAGAAGATATTGGAGTAATGGCCCGCAGCATTGAACGGCGTTGCAAGCGCCCGTTCGTTCTGGGTAACAATACCCAGCGCATCCACATCATACATGACGCCGATAACGCCGGATTCAGAAACAGCGGATTCCGCGGTAACAATCAGACCGTTATTGTCCAGGTAGGAAGGTGTCACGTTGATGGCCGCCGGGCTCTGGATGGACTGCCAGAAGTTCATCGCCTCGGTCTTTGCCATCTTCAGATAGGTATTGTCAAAGGTGTTTGCACGAACGCGGGCGTTGACTGCATTCATAAAAGGCGCGTACATTTTTACGCGTAAATTCGCCGGATCTGTATGCTGGTTGATCGGCTTACCGTCTACGTTCACCTGGAAAAGCTGGGACCGTTCGGACATCAGACCGGCCAGCGTTTCCATGCGTGCATACAGCCAATATACAAAGTCAGGGAAGTTGTCCGGGCTGTATACTGTAGAAGAAGTCAGTTCCTCGCCGGTTTCGGTGTTGTACTCGGTAAGCAGATGAATAACGCCGTTCTGTGCGGCAATCTTTCCGCCGATGAAGTTACACAGCAGCATGCGGGCGACAGATTCGACCTTCTGTTCCTTCTGGTTTTCAAGGCGCGTTGCGATCATCGCAAAGAAACGGTTTAACTCTTCCGGACCATGGAAAGCAGCGTCCAACTGGTCCATAAGGATAGAATCACTCTGCAGCGTGTAGGCGTTCTGGCCGTAGAAATTCAACTGCAGCACTTTGGATTTTTTCACTTTCCACTGGTCGATTGATTCCCCGTCAACAAGTTCAAATTCCGCAGAATCCTGCCAGTCGGAGTCGGACAGCTTCAGCTTCCGGATGATAGAACCCCACTCCAAATTAGACATCTGCAGATCTGCAAGCTTGCGCTCATACGGGCGGATGCTCATCAAGGTACGGCCGATGACCTGTGTAATTGCGTTCAATACACGGTCATAACCGGCGGCAAGCGCAGTCTGACCGATAGAAATAAAATCGCCTGGGGCAATATTCGCGCCGGCGGTTTTGCCGGTAACCTGTCCCAGAATCTCATTCAACAGGGTTGACGCCTGCATATAACCCATATCGTTAACACTCATGATTTTTTTCTGTTCCTTCCTAATTAAATAGTGCGCTTGTTCGGGTGCATCAATTCACCCAGGACCTGTTCAGCGCTTTTCTGTTCCGGCTGGGCTGCGCCCGCCGGCTGTTCACTGTTCAAAATGCTCCATGCCTGCAGTTCGGTAAGCTTATCATTCATTTTGCCCAGAAGCGCGGCGATGGCCTGTTCCGCGTCCAGTCCCGGCTGTTCCGGCTGTGGTGTTTCCGGCGTCGGCTCCGGTTCCGGCTCCGCCGGCGTCTGTTCGGCTGCAAGCATTCCCTGGATTTCATCGCGGGTATAGCCCGCGTCCAGCAACTTGATGATTTCGGTTAGATTTGCCATTGTTCGACTCCTTTTCAGATTAAATTGTTGTTGTAGATATAATTAATTAAAGACTGCACTTGATTGTAGTAGATCCCAAGGGATTTTTTCCGATACTCCCCGGACCCGTGATAACCTCGCAGCGTGTCAATTGTCAGCTGCAGTATGTTGATAATTTCGGAAAGCATTTCCGGCGCCTTGTCAGACTTGATTGTCATTTCCCATTCGCTGGCCATGTTCTAACAGCCCCCTTAATTCGGTTATAGCTATTGTGTTTGCTTCAAGCGCTGAGCGCAACGCGTTGATTTCTTCTTTATGTTCCTGCAGCATCTTGACCATGAAATAGAAAAGTGCTGCACAAGCTGCAATAGGAAAACCGACCGTCGATATAAAACTTCCAAAAACTCCCCAGTCCATTATTACCAGTCCTTACTTTTGAAATAATAAGAGCCGTACTCATGACCGGCCGTGGTCCTTTCGCGCGGCTTCTGGCCGCTGGCTATGCGAAAACGGCTCTTATCTATAATCTATTGTATAACTGGAAAAGGTATTCTGTCAAGTGGTTTTCAAACTCGATATTATCATTCATATATGCATCAAACAACATCCAGTATTTCCGACGGAAACGGTCTATATCAATTTCACTGGTTGTAAATGCGGGCGGATTTCCTTTGATATGCTCAGATACATAATAGCGCCCCGGACCGGATTTATGTTTGTAGATGCAGATTCCGCCGATGGTTACAAAGGGATCATAATGTTTCAGATCCCGGCTTTTAATACTGGACCGGTCCACATTCACAAACTCGTTGTTTAGTGCCATCTTCGAAAAATCGCTGCCGGCCGTCAGACTGTAAAGGCTGGTTTGCTTCTTCTTTTCTGAAATCGGGCTTTTATTGATGCATATCAGAAGCAGGCCCCGCCGCCGGTCCTCATAAATCTGATTGTCATCGGCAAGGCTCATTTTCAAAGCGCGGTTAACAAGATTCAATTCAAGGAAATAAGGATTGTCTACGTTATTACTGTTTGACAGCCCCATGAAATAGAGCGGCGGCCGGCCCTGCAGTTCCCTATTTCGGCCGATGGTTTCCAAAGTGTTAAACAACAGATCCGCTTCTCCCTTGATCGGCCGCTCATTTTTAAGCGGGATAAATTCATCATAGATTACAAAAGAAACATCAGATCCGTCATAACCTCGAATATTACCGGAAGTCGAAACAGGCATGGCTATCCCGATTTCCGGACCGTCCGGCTCTTCCTTTCCTTTTTCGTTCCGGACCATGTGAAAAAATCCATACATCCCATTGCCTATGGTTTTAGGCTTTATGTTTGTTCCCAGATCGGCATTCAGACTTTTGAACGGCATAAAGCGCTCATTGGTTATCAGATCCGTCTGCGTTTTGGTTCTTCTCAGGAAAATAAACTTTTCATTCCTTTTTAATGATTCCTGCAGTGCGCCGTAGGTTTTGCCGATTCCGCGCCCGCCCCAGATCCAGCAATAAACAAGGTTCCGTTCTTCCTGGTATTTCCGGATTTCCGGAATATTCAAATATCCGCTGTCTTCAAGAATTTTCATTTTTAACCTCCAAGAAAAAAAGCCAGGCCGCAGCGGGACGGTCTGGCT